AAGGTGTGTATGCTGCTGAAGGTTTAGTTCATGTTATGAGTTCGCATGCAGTTAATATGGTTTTTCATAGAGACGCTTTTGCGTTCGCCACAAGACCGCTTCTTGATGTTTCTCAAGATTATAGTCTGGGAAGCAAAATGTTAAGTATGCAGGATCCAGTCACGGGATTAATTCTTAGATTGGAAGTAAGCCGTCAGCACAAACAGACAGTATGGGAGTTTGACATTTTATGGGGAGCAGATTTGGTACGCCCAGAACTCGCCATGAGAATTGCAGGAGCAGTTTAATTTTAATTTAATTTTTAATTTTTGGGCATCGCCGCCAGGAAAGAGACAAATTTTTGTCTCTGAAAAGTCCTCCTCAGTCAGTGGGGGACAAGTTCCCCCACTGACATTTGTTATATAAATTTGTTATTTGACAAGTTAATAAGAGAATTAATTATTGCGAAATGAGAAATTATAATTCTTTGATGTGTTGCTCTATTCTTTTAATTGCTCTTTTAGTTATTCTTATTCGTGGATGGTTTTCTTTTAATTGTTTCTTTAATCGTTGTTTTGCTTTTAATAAACAATTTTGAAAATAAATTAAACCTGTTTTATGATGATTAAAAATATATTTTCTTTTTGAATTTGTTTTGCATTTAAAAGTTTGATTACAACCACAAATACAAATTCTTGTTTCTTGTTGTTTTCGTCCATGATGATTATGAATATATCTTCGTTTACTATTTATTCGACATTTAAAAGTTTTACCACAACCACAAGTACAAAATCTTATTTCTCGTAGAATCCATCCATTATTATTTTCACCAATCATTGATTTGCTTTTTGCTTTTCCATAATGATTTTTGTTTATATATTTTCTTTTTGATGTTGTTATACATTCAAAAAATTTACCACATTTACAAGCACAAATTCTTATTTCTTTATTTGGATTATAAGATGGATTCCCTTTTCCTTTTCGCATTTTACTCCATTTTTCTTTTTGTTTTTTAGTATGTTTAAATCCAGCAAAAAATGACCCTCCATCCCCTCCTGGAGTTTCATTATAACCATATTCATAAGATTTGTAAAGTTTAATAAAATGTTGTTCTAATATATAGGTAAGTTTATTATTAGGAATATTTTCTAAAAGAAAAATTATTTGCCAATTATTATATTTATGGCAAGCATTATTAATTGAATAATTTTCATTATAGTTTTGATGGGAATTAGCTCGTTTTATTGTAGATTCATAAGTTCCAAAATGTTTACCAATATAATATGGAGCTAATCTTTTGCTTGTTGGAAAATATAAACAATAAATATAACCTTGTTTCTTCATAAAAATTTCATAAAAATTTTCAATAATTATATTAACGCACCACTACATAAAGTATAACCTATTTTTAGAAAAAAGCAAATAAAAAATGTAAAATATTTGAAAAATAATCAATTCTCTTATTAACAACCTATAATAATTTATGATAGCTTATAATAACTAATGGTAAAATAAAAAAATTGGAGAATAATAATGAGCACTTTTATAGTTGAAGATGGAAGTGGTGTAGAGGATGCTAATGCTTATATAGAAATTTTAGATGCCGATGAAATAATTTCTAATTATGGAAATTCTTCAAATTGGTCTTCTGCAACTCAAGCACAAAAAGAAAACGCAATTCGAGAAGCGACACGATATTTAGATCTTCATTATACTTATGATGGTTATAAAGTTTATGAAGGAATTCTCCAGTGGCCACGCTACGAAATTTATGATGAGGATGACAACTATATGGCGGAAGATGAAATACCAGATAGAATATTACAAGCAGTTTCGTATCTTGCTTTAAAAATAATAGAGGGAGACACACTTTTAGAAGATTTTCAAAATGAAGGGGAAGTAAAAAGAACAAAGGATATTGTCGGTCCAATAACTGAAGAAAGAGAATATGTAACTGGTGAATTACCAGAAAAAACTTACCAAGTTGTTGATAAACTTGTTGCTCCATTTGTAATTGAAAAAGGATTTGGAGAAACAGAATTAGAAAGAGGATAATATGAGTATAGAACGAACAGATCATGATTTACTTATTTGTATTGAAGAAAAAATTAAAGAGTTGAAAAAACAATTTGATAATCATTTAAGACATCATAATACTTATGCTATTGCTCTTTTAACAATAACTGGTGGGGCGATAGGTAGTTTAATAATTGCTCTAATAACTTTGTTAATATCAAAGAATTAAAAATGACTCCTGAAAGTATTTATAATTTATTGGTTCGAAAAGGTATTGATGCGACGATACGCACTTATCCTAATGCTGTTTTTGATTCAGATACTAATAAAACAACTTTAGGATCAGCGGTTGATTATTCAGTAAAAATTGTTCCACCATATAATAATCGAGAAGGTTTTAAAACGGCAGAAATGATATCTTCTGGAAGTGGCTTAACAGGGATAGCAAATTATAATTCATTAACAAAAGGAGCTCTTGCTTTTACGATAGAACCTGGATTAAAAATTATTATTGGTTCTAAAGAATGGACGATTGTTGGAATAACTCCTGTTCAAGATAATACTGGAATTTTATTTTTTAGTTTAGAAATAGAAGCAGGAAATTAAAATTAATGGCTGCAAAAGTAACAAATTTAGCAAAATTCAATGCAGAACTTGAAAAAGCAGCAGAGAAAATACACGGAGATTGTGAAAAATTTCATAAATCAGTTTGTCTTGAAGTTCTTTCAAGAATAGTTTTACGGACTCCAGTCGATACAGGTCGTGCTCGGGGTAATTGGATGGTTGAAATTGGAAGGCCAGCAGTTGGAGTTTTAGATGTTAAAGGTTCTGCTGGTGAAATGGCAAGTACTTCTATAAACAAAGGAATAACAAAATTGAGTGACATTCCGCCATTTTCTTTAGTACATATAACTAATAATTTAGAATATATTTCCTATTTGGAATACGATCGTCGAAGTAAACAATTTCCAGAGGGTTTTTTAGAAATCACTTTAACTGAAATGGCAACGTGGTTGTCAGGAATTAAATAAAAGGAAATAAATAATATCAAATTTTTATGGTGCTACAAGTTTAATTGGTAGTCTAACAAAACAATAGGAATTTCTGATTATGCCTTCATATACTATTTCTACAATAGTTCATAATAATGCTACCCAATATAATATGCAAAGGAAGTTGGTTCGAACTTCCAATGGCGATTTGCATTGTAGTTTCATAAAGGTAATTGATAGTTATCAACAATTATTTTATGCTAAATCTACTGATGGGGGGGAGAATTGGGTAGAAACTCAATTAACTACTGAAGCATTCAATCAGTATTATTCAGGTATAGCAGTCGATAGTAATGATTATATTCATATTGTCTTTAGCGGCAAGTTTGCGGGTCCTAATTCCACTTATTGGCAACTTAGATATATTAAATACACAGATAGTTGGCAAACTATTATTAATCTTACTTCCGGGGTTAATGACCAAGGTCCCCCCTCCATAGCAATTGATAGCAATGATTATCTTCATGTTATTTGGATTGGAGGGGAAATCGATTTCTGCTATTATCTTAGATATATTAAATATACCGATAGTTGGCAACCTATTATTAATCTTACTCCTGGGGCCGACGTTCAATCTTTTTCCTCTATAGCAATTGATAGCAATGATTATCTTCATATTGTTTTTGTTGGTTGTTATCCCGATTCTCTTGTTTATATGCAACTTAGATACATTAAGTATACGGATAGTTGGCAACCAGTAGAAAATTTAACTTCTGGGAATTATCATCAATATCGTCCTTCTATAGCAATTGATAGCAATGATTATCTTCATGTTGTTTGGTATGGTTTCCATTCAGGGTCTCCTTCTCTTCGTCAAGTTAGGTATATTAAATATACGGATAGTTGGCAATCAATCGAAGAATTAACTTCTGAGAATTATTATCAAGATTGTCCTTCTATAGCAATTGATAGCAACGATTATATTTATGTTGTTTGGTACGGAAAAAATTCTATCTCTACAACTTTTGACCAAATTAGACATATTAAATACACAGATAGTTGGCAGACAATAGAAAATCTGACATCAGCAGCAGACCACCAAAGAAATCCTGGTCTTATTTGGGCATTATATCCCATAATAAATGGAGCAAAAACCAATAGACCTAAAGAGGGGTTCACTTTTGTTTGGACAGATTATACAGGTACAAATTCTCTAAAATTTTATAAAAGTGCTGATTTGGCTTGGAGTGAGGAAGAATCTTCTATTATTGGTTCTACTGTTGGAACTTCTAATGTGTCTGGTTATCTTGGATTTTTAATTTTTGTAGAAGGTAATTCTGCTGGAATTTCCAATATTCCTGCTACAAATTTAGATAAACAACCAGGATGTGAAAGTATTTCTGATGGAACTTCTGGTGCTGTTGGTTATTTAGATTCACAATCAGGATTAATTAGTTTTACTATTGGAACTTCTGGTGTTTTAGGTTCTTTATTAGTTGCAACAGAATTACAAGGTTCTATTATTGGAGTTTTTGGTGCTTTGGGTTCTTTATTAGTTGCAACAGAATTACAAGGTTTTACTGCCGAAATTTCTAATGTTATTGGAAAAATTTATATTCCAATTGGTTTTTATGAAAGTTTAGTTAATCAACTTACTTCTTATTTTCAAGATATTGCGGATATAAATAATTTAATAATTCGATACGATAACGATTTGCGAGCAACTCCTGCAGAAAATTTGTGGTGTGAATATAATATAGATTTTGGTAATGCCGAACAAAGTGAAATTGGAATTGATTCTTTTAGAAATGTTGGTAATTTTAATGTAAAAATAAAGAATAAGATAGGATTGGGAATAGGAGAACTTTCCGAAAAAACTGATATTATTGCAACAGCTTTTAGAAGAAAAAATCTTAATAGAATTATTTTTGAAGTTCCAAAAGTTAGAAATGTTGGTCGTATAAATGATGATTATCAAATGAATGTAATTTGTCCATTCTTTGTAGATAAGATTGGAAAATAATGGTTAATAACTTGTATAAAAATATAATCAATCAACTTACATCTTATTTTCAAGATGTTGCTAATACAAATAATTTAATTGTTCGTTATGATAATGATCCACGAACTACGCCAGTTTCTGGATTATGGTGCAGATGTAATATTGATTTTAGCAATACAGAACAAAAAGAAATTGGAATTAATAGTTATAGAGCCACTGGTAATTTTATTATAGAAATTTATTACTCTATTAAAATTGGTATTTCTTCTATTTTAAGACAAATAGATATTTTGGTAGCATATTTTACTAATGAAATTATAAATGAATTTATAAAATTTAAGGTTCCAAAAGTTGTGAAAATTGGAAGAGTTGAAGATAATTATCAAATAAATATTATTTGTCCATTTTTTGTGGATGAAACATAAAAATAAAGAAAGGGAAAAAAATGTCAGACCAAATTGAACGTGCTGTTGAAACACTTTCAACATATTTAAAAGCAATTATTACGAGTATTCAGAAGACACAAACATATAAAGATGGGAACACTTATTCTCTTGCCGTAGATACTGTTGTAGAAATTACTGCTGCTTCTGCTTTATTGGCTTTGCTTGAAGAGATAACTAATATAGTTGGTTCTCTTGCTGGATCTACTACACTTGCAGCAAGACTTGATTCACAACCAGGATGTGTAGGTTCTTCTGCTGGAGCTTCTGCTCTTTTAGCTTTGC